TCCCCGAAGGTTTGATCGCCGACTACATCAAGTCGGAGAAAACGGTGTTTCTGAAGAACGGCGCCGAGATCCTGTTCACGAACCTGGAGTCGGTCGAGGAAGGCAAAGCGAAGCTGCGCAACATTTCGCTCAACGGCATGTTCATCGACCAGGTCGAGGAGCTGGACTCCGACGACTGGTTCCAGTTCTACGAGGAGCTGCTGGGCCGGTTGTCCGACCCTCGCGGCCCCGGCAAGATGCTGTTGGCGGCCAACCCGGGGCCGACCGACCACTGGGCCTACAAGCGCTTCGTTGATCCCGAGACGAGCCACAAGTACCCGCAGTGTCGCTACGTCCACGGCACCCTTTACGATAACCGCGAGTACCTGGACGAAAAGTATTTCCAGGGGCGCATAAGAACGAAGGAGCAGAACCCGGAATACTATCGGCGGATGGTGCTGGGCGAATGGGGCAGCTTCGGCTCCAAGCGCTTCAAGGTTTTCGACCGCGCCAAGCACGTCGTCACGCCCACGTCGATCCCGAAGTGGCACGAGGTGATCGAAGGCATCGACTACGGCTACTCGCACCCGTTCGTCACCCTGTGGGTCGCCATTGACGAGAAGGAGCGCTACCACGTGTTCGCCGAACACTACGAGCGCGAACGCCTGATCTCCCATCACGCGCAGCGCATCAAAGACATTCGCGAGGAGTTCAAGGTGCTTCCGGCAGCCACCTACGCCGACCCCCAGTTGTTCTACGCCCAGGCGAAGAACAGTTCGTCGTCGGTCGCTTTGGAGCTGAACGACAACGACATTTTTCCCGGCAAGGCCGACAACGACAGGTTGGGCGGCTGGAACCGAATAGAGGAGATGCTGTCCACCTACATTGAGGGGGTGCCGCAGCTCACCATCTCCGCCCACTGCAAGCACCTGATTCGCGAGCTGCCGAACCTGCGGATCAAGGACAACTCGGACGACGTGGAGAAGAAGAACGACGACGCCTCCGACTGTTTGCGCTACATCGTGATGTCGCGCCCGCCCGTTCCGAAGCAGCCGGACGACCCGGAAGCGGAGGGTGACGACCGGCGCACCGTCTATCTTCGACGGCAGCAAGACGACGCCATGACCGAGTACCTTGACCCGTACCGGGACATCGACCTGATGGGAGTGTGAAGTGAGCCAGTTCAACCTCGTCAAGCAAGCGAATCGTTCGCCGAGCTGCTGCATGGCGTGCGGCACAAACGCGGGGCCGCTGATCGACTTCGACATTCCTTTCATCAAGGTGCCCACGGCCGTCGGGATCATGGACGCCAACGGCGGCCTCTACTTGTGCGTCGGCACCGTCGAGAACCCGGGTTGCGCGGTGCAGGTGGGCCGCATGACCGGGATGATGGTGGACACGAGCAAACTGGAAGAACTGCAAGCGCACGTCGAGAACCTGAACACGGAGATCACGGAGCTGACGGCCCTGCTGTCGAAGAAGACGCTCACCGTCGGTGACGTGGTTGACACCCTTCGACTGGAAACGGTGGCCCACTGATGCTCTCCGATCAAATGAACGGCACTTTTCGCCGCGCACAGCGGCAGGGTGCGGGGAACAGCATGTTGGGGCCGATGCTCCAGCAGGGCTTGTTCGCTCGCACCGCACCGAACGTGCAGCGTTTCAACACGAACCGTCAGATCGGCTACCGGGGCATGGCGCCCGGCTCCGGTTACGGCGAGGTCGGTTCGGCACAGACTCCCACGGGTGCAGGTTCCCCGCATCCGTTCGCCGCCCTCCTGGGCGACGGCTTCGGGCCGCCCGCCCCTCCGCAGGGGCAGCAGCCGAACGGCGGCATCTCTCCGCTGCTGGCCCAACTCGGGATGCTTCTCATGGCCCAGCAGGGTCAGCGACAAGGACAGGGAGGACGATGATGGCGAAGAAGAAGGAGGCCGTGTACTCGGCCGAGACGTACCCGAAGATTGACGACGATCTCGTCGGCAACGCAGCCGCCGTTCTGGAGCAGTACCGCCAGTCGGTCATCGGTCGCGACCCGCTGCCGCTGGAGTGGCTGTTCGACAGCCTCCGCGACGGCGAGGTGAAAGACCTGGCGTTCTACTCGGAGACGGCCCGCCAGAACGAGGCCGACCACGAGGCGGCCATCGAGGCTGCCGGAGGCCCGTTCGACGCCTCCTACAATCCGCCTCCGGTGCTGCTGGGCGAGGAGCAGGCGAACGCGGCCGAGGAAGCGGTGGCCGAGGAGCCTGCTGCCGAGGAGGAGCCTGCCGAGGAGGAGAAGTCCACGGTGCAGCTCGCCGTCGAGGCGAACACGGCAGCGCAGGAGGAGGCGGACGCAGCGGCCGAGGCCGACGCAGACGCAGCAGCATGAGAACGGAGAAGGTGCTCGCGCTCCTCGCCGAGCAGGAGCGAAAGTTCGACCGCGAGCGTGCCGAATGGCGCGACGAGCGCGAGCGCCTTCTCGACCGCATCATGCACCTGGCGAAAGCGCCGATGCCCGACGTGTTTCACGAGCAGAAGCCGCCGCCCCCTCCCGACATCTTCGACGCCGATCAGACGTTGGCTGACGACCTGTATTTGCCGCTCGACCTGCCCGCCTTCAACGAGGACGGCATCGAGGGCGAGTACACGAGCGTGACCATGTCCCCCCGCGAACGCATGTTGAGGGAGCCTGACTGATGGCCGACAGTGTTTTCCTGTCACGTGACACGATCTCTCCGTTCGCGCCGCCGCGTTCCGATCTGGCCGTGTGGCAGGACAGGCGCGAGCAGGCGTCGAAAGACCGGAAGCGCTACGAGCCGACGTGGGCTTTGTGCCAGGCGTTCATCGCGAACAAGCAGTGGGTCGGATGGTCGAAGCGCGACCGCCGGATCGTCTCGGAGCCGAACCCGTCGAACCGGGAGCGGCACACCGTCAACGTCATCACGTCGTACCTGATGACGAACGTGGGCAAGTTCGCCGGGGACGAGCTGCTGCCGCAGCTTTTCTTCCGGCGCGACGACGAGGAGGCGGAGCGCTTCGCGAAGCAGGCGAACCTGGCCGTCGAGTACGCCTGGTCGGAGGAGATCGACGCCGACGAGCGCCTGTACGACGCTTTCATCCGCATGTGCGCCTTCGGCCTGGCGGGGGTGCAGGCGATGTGGAATCCGCAGCGCGGCCCCGTGCTCCAGAAGAACGTGCCCTACGTGAACGGAAAGCCGGTGCTCGACCCCGCCGAGCAGGTGAAGATGGTCGCCGAGAACTACCTCGGTCAAGGAACAGGTGTTCAGTTCAGGGATGTGCGCGGCTGTTTGGACTGGAAGGTGCTGTCGCCGAACAACATTCTGCCGCCCCCCGGCGTCGTCCACGAGCGCGACTTCCCCTGGCTCATCATCGAGCAGCCCGCCTCCATCGAGAAGCTGCGCTTGCAGTACGGCGACAAGGCCGACGGCCTCACCGAGCAGAACATGGCGTCGGTGGACATGATGGGCTTGCGCGACGTGCTGAGTGCTGACGACGGCGGAGTCTCGCAGACAACGACGGGCCGGTTGAAGGGTCACGCGATGCTTTACAAGGGGTACGAGTGGCCGACTCGCGAGTTCCCCGACGGCCGCGTCGTCGTGTGGTCGCAGGACGTGAAGCTGGACGAGGTCAAGCATTTCCCCTACGAGATCGCGGGGGAGCCTCACACCGGCATCAAGTTCTTCAAGTACAACATGGTGCCCGACCGCTTCTGGCCGATTGGGCTGGTCGAACCTGGCATCGGGCCGCAAAGGCAGCGCAACCGCTCGCGCTCCCAGTACATCGAGATGAAAGACCGGGCTGGACTGGGGCGCATCTACACGCGCCCGAACGCATTGAACGCAACGCACCTTCAGGGCGGCAAGGTGATGGAAGTCATCGAGGTTCGCAACGGCATCGACATGCCGACGGAAACGTCAGGCACGGGGCCGGGGCCGTGGTTGGCGCAGGACGTGCAGATGCACGACGCCGACATGGACAAGGTGATGGGTATGGGCCAAGTAACACTGGGGCAGGGCGCACCCGGCGGTGTCAGCGCCTACTCGGCGATGGCCCTGCTGGCGGAACAAGATGACCGCCGGGTCGGCCCCATCATCCGTCAGATCCGCAACAACGTCGCCTGGCTGGTGAAGTACACGTGCTCCGACATCAAGGACTACTGGGGGCCGCAGAAGCAAATCCAGCTTGCCGGACAGGACGACGAGATCACCGCGTTCATCTTCAACGCCACGAAGATGCCGCCCGACATTTTCGTGAAGGTCGGCAAGGGCGCCCCGACGCCGAAGAACCAGGCCGCCGAAATCCAGAAGATTTTTGATCTGTTCGACCGGAGCATTTCGGCCGGGCAGCCGCTGTCGCCTCACTGGCTGTACGACTCGTTGGAGCAGGGCAAGGCTTTGCCGCTGCCCACGTCTCCGAACGAGGCGCAGAAGGAAAAGGCGGACATCGAGAACATGCTGATCGCGAAGGGCGGCGTGGTCGATGTCGCCCCGACCGACAACCACGACATCCACATCGCGGAGCACACCTCGGCTGTCGAGCTGCATCTGCTGATCCCTGACGCGCACGACGTGGTGCGGGCGTTGCAGGAGCACATTCAGGAGCACGAGGACGCGAAGGCCCAGTCGGCAACCCCCGGCACGACCGCCCCCAGTTTGCAGGGCGGCTTCGGCGCGGCGGGCGGCGGGCAGGGGCCGGTCGCTCCGCAAACGCCGTTGGCGCCCCCCGGTGGGGGCGGCGCAGCCAACATTCCTCCGCCTGGGTCGGCGCCGCCGCCGGGGCCGAACAACTGAGTCCGTCCGACCAGGAAGGAACACTGCTGCCATGACCCAATCCACTTTCAGCCGCACCGTCACGGGTGTCGCCATCGCCCAGGTCGCCACCCCCGCCGCGCTCGACGTGGTGGCGGCGGTCGCGGGCCTGCGCATCTACGTGACGCGCATCATCCTCACGTCGCCCGCTGCGGGCACCATCCAGTTTTTCGAGGGCACCGGCCCGACGGCGATCACGGGCGCCATGAACATCGGCGTCAACGGGTCGCTGGTGCTGGTCGCCTCGGAAGGGCAGCCGCTGATCCAGACGGCCGTGCAGGGCAACAAGCTGACGATCACGTCAGTGGGCGCGGGCGCCGGAGCGAACGGCGTCATCTACTACTACTACGACACCTAGCCAGAAGTCTAGGTGCCCACCCTATCGAGAAGGGACTAAGAAATGGCTGTCACAATCGCGAACGTGCGGCGCTCCCGCGCAGGAAACATCCGCAAGGTGTACGTGGACATCACCGGCCCCGCGTCATACGGGGCGGGCGGTGAGCTGCTGACGGTCGCGCAGCTTCAGGCGCTCGCGCCCGAGGTGTGGGCTGGCCTTCCGGCCGTGCCCGCGAACCTCAACGCGATCATCCACTTCAACGCTGAGACGCCGATCACCGGGCAGGCCGTCGTGCTGAACCGGGCGACGCTGAAGATCATGTACTTCAACGGCACGACGGAGATCGCGGGTGCGGTCAACCTGTCGGCCGTCGTCACCCGCGTCGAGATCAGCTACCAGGCCGTGACGGGCGCGTAGGTCATGCATCCCGCCGAAACCGCTCAGGACAACCGGGAGAAGCGCGGCCAGTTCGCGTCGCTGTCGCACGCGATCCAGCATCTGCACGCCGCCATCGTGGAGCTGCCCGACGCCGCTTCGGTGTCGAAGGCGACGGCTGCCCTGAACACGCTCACGTCGATTCAGGAGCAGCAGCACAAGCCGTACATCGGGCCTGAGAAGCGGACGTAGGTGGCTCGGGATCACAACGTGCACATGAGCTACACCCGCTCCTACAAAGGGGCGGGTGTAGCGCCACGTCCGGGCGGCGGCACCGCCTACGCCGACCCCGGCTACCAGGCCGACAAGAAGCCTCGCTACCCGATTGACAGCGAGGAGCACGTTCGGGCCGCGTGGGCGCACCTGAATGTGCCGGAGAACCAGGCGAAGTATGGTCACAACGAGCTGCATCACGTGCGTGCGGCCGTCCAGTCGGGGATGCGAAAACACAACGTCGATCCGTATGTTGAGGCGGGCCGCAAAATAATGGAGGGCTGACCATGCAAGCCAAAGTCGAAGGGGTCATCGGAGACAATCGCAACGAGCTGTCGTTCGCCGCAGGCGCGGGCGTCGATTTCGCGACGGTGCGCTCCACACAAGGCGATGTTGCTTTGACAATCGGCGCTCCAAGCGCGAACCCGTTTCTCGTTAGCGGCTCCCAGTTCTCCAACTTCAGTCGTCTTGCGGCCCGGTTCGACCCGACCGTCACCCTGAATGTTTCGGGCACGATGGGCCTGGTCGCCATTTCGCTTCCCGCAGGAATCGTCGTCACGTCCATGTCGTTCTGTTCGGGCACGACGGGCGCGACCGGCCCCACAAACCAGTTGTTCGGACTGTACGATTCAGCCCGGCTGCTGCTCGTTTCGTCGGTGAACGACGGCGCGACGGCCTGGGGTGCGAACACCGTGAAGACGCTCGCGATGACGGCTCCGTTCACAACAACGTATGACGGTCTTTACTACGCGGCGATCATGGTGACGGTGTCCACGACGATGCCGACCGTTCTCGGGAACTCCGTAGGAACAACGGTTCACCTGAACCTCGCGCCGATCCTGAATGGTGCGTCCAACACGGGTTTGACGACGGCGTTGCCAGCAGGCCCGGCGACAGCGATCACCGGGAGCACACAGATTCCGTGGGTTTACGTCAGCTAAGGGAGGATGGGAATGTTCGCAAGGCAGATGTTCATGTTTGAGGCGCCCGAGGACGGCGGGGGAGCGCCGGGCGGCACAGGAGATTACGAGCGCGTGATGGGCGAGCAGGGCGTGCCCGCAGGCGCCCCGGGAGAGCAGGGAGGAGAGCAGGGCGCGGCGGGCGCGGGCGGCTGGCAGCCGACGGAGGAGTGGGGGCAGCGCATCGACCAGTTCATCTCGGGTGCCGCTCCGGTGTTGAACAACCTGAACGAGCTGCTGTCGGCTCCGCCGGAAGATCATCTGGCGGGCTTCCAAGATCCGTATGCGGGTCAGCAGGGCTTGCAGTTCACGGGCGACCCGGCCTACGACCAGTGGCTTCAGGATTACGCGGCCTGGTCGGAGCAGTACGGCGGCGGGCAAGACCCGTACAACGTGCTCGGCGGAGGCCAGCAGCAGGGCTTCGACCCACAGATCATCACGTCGGCGGTGCAGGAAGCGCTGGGGCCGTATGCGCCGATGCTGGAGCAGATGGCGTCGCAGCAGGGCGAGCAGATGGCGACCGAGGCGCTGAAGAACCTGGAAGGCAGCGTCGGCGCGTTCGACCACAACCGGGCGCTGACCATCGCTCAGTCGTATCTGGCGCAGGGCTACGACGCCGAGACGGCTTTGACGGAGGCCGCGAAAACAGCGCACACCTGGCAGGAGGAGATCGGCCAGGCGGCCGTCGCCGAGTACAAGCAGACGCTGGAACGGCAGGCCGGGGCGACGGGCGACATGGGAGCGGGGGGCGCGGCGATGGAGATGCCCGGGGTGCCGAAGGGCGGAAACCGCTACGAGGAAGTCGTGGCCCGCATGTTGTCGGGCGTCCAGACGTAGTAGTCCGTCCGACCGCCTGTGCACACTTGCCGCATCTCCGCCTTCGGCGGACTCCAACGAGAAAAGGAACACTGATGGCTGACGAAACCGGCGGGACAGCGGGCACCTGGGCCAACCTCATGCGAGAGATGCGTGGGCCGCTGGTCGAGGCGCTGCGTTGGAAGACGGTTCTTCTTTCCGAGGTCAAGCGGAACAAGAACCCGCAAATGTGGAGCGGCAAGCAGATCACGATTCCCGTGATTCTGGCGCCGCAGCAGGGCACGCAGATGGTCACAGAGTCCGGCGTCGTCGGCCTCGCGCAGACCATTGACGACGTGCAGGCGAACATCCAGACGGCGATCATCGAGCACACGATCTCGTTCACCACGCAGCTCATGCGGCAGGCGCGGAACACGAACGACACGTCGTGGGCGCAGGTGGTTCCGACGAAGATGCGGATGGCGGAGGACGCCATCTCCCGCGTGATGAACGAGCAGATGGTCGGCGACGGAACCGGCCTGATCTCCAACATCACGGCCAACGCCACGTCCCTGACGCAGACGGTCGGGACGACGGCGAACTTCTACCAGCTCTACGCGAACCGCGTGGTGGACATGCGGACGAAGACCACGGGCGTCGATCCGGGTCAGGGGCTGGCACGCAAGATCGCGTCGAACTCGCCGTCGGCGGGCACGATCCTGTTCTCCACCACGCAGACGGTTGCGGGTGGCGGCTCGGGCAACCTGGTGGCAACCACGTCGGAGGGCTTCTACATCCAGAACACCGGGCCTGGCACCGGCACCTGGGCGACGCCTTCGACTGGTACGGGTTCGGTCGGTCAGGCGATGGGCGGAATCCGGGGCGCTGCGGCGACCACGGGCACCTTCCAGGGGATCAACAAGGCGACGGTCGTGCAGTGGAAGGGCACGGACGGCCGTGTCGGGATCACCACGGTGGTCGATCCGACCATCTCCGTGTTCGACGCTGCCGAGCGGCAGGCCATGATCTACGCGGGCACCGGCCCGAACTTCTACCTCACCGACCCGTTCGTCGTGGACAAGTTCACGCAGGGTCTGACGGTGCAGGCCCAGTGGAACGGGGCTGCGGGCCAGTTGGAGTCAGGCTGGGCCGGGGTGAAGTACCGGAACAAGCTGCTGGTGCCGGAGTACGACATGGCGCCGCAGACGAGCATCGGTGTCAACACCGATGACTGTGGCCTGTACGCGCTCGATGACGGCCCGAACTGGGACGAGTACACGGGCGACATGTTCCAGCGCTTCAGCCGGGCGCTCCCGGTCGAGGCGTGGCTGGTGTGGATGGTGCAGTTCGGCTTCACGCGCTGCAACACCACGGTCAGCGTCGGCAACTTGACGCAGGCGACCTAGTCGCAGCCTGGTAGCGGGGAATGAACGGGGGCCGGGCATCCGGCCCCCGTTCTATGCTCCAGCCCATGACATCCCTCTTTCTTCCCAGCATGGACGAGCGGGCGATGCAGATTCAGCTTCGCGAACTAGACCTGCATCTCGTGCTCACCCGTGAGCGCGACAGGATGGGCCGAGACTACTACGTGGTCATCTACTACACCGACGGCACCGTGCCCCCGGCGTTCATCGAGGACTGGCGGGAGCCGGACGGCACCCCGAAGCAGCTTTCGTCCGCGCTGACGTTGGCGATCCAGAAGCGGATGAAGGAAGGGCCGACATCGCTGGCGCAAATCAACGCGCACAACGACGCGCTGAAGGCCAGCCACGACGCCGACATGGCCGCCGCCTACGAGGAGCAGGCTTTGGAGGTGGCTCGTTCCGACCGGCGTTCCTCCGTGCTGCACCGGGGCGTTCATCTGCAACGGGCGCGGGAGCGCGAGCGCCGGAGGATTGGCAAGTGAACTTCACTCAGATCACCGCGTACCTGAACACCACGTCCGACTACGGCATGTTCTCCACAAACGTGACGACAACGGACTGGATCATCTACCGTTACGCGCAGGTGTGGGGCGCCGCCGACTGGCCGTTCAAGACGGTAGGGCCGACGAGCCTGGCTGTCACCGGGGGCACCGTCACGGTCGCGGCCCCGGCCACGTGCTTCAAGCCGATCTACCTGTTTGACGACAACGATCAGCCGCTTTCCGAGATCCCTCCGGTGGAGTTCTTCCGCCAGTTCGGCACCCTGCCCGCCACGTCGTCGGGGCCGCCGACCCACTACTGCTTCATCAACGGCACCTTCTACCTGGGGCCGACCCCGTCGGCGTCCGCGACGTTCAAGCTGGTGTACGAACGCAAGCAGTTCGTCTTCGACGCTGCCGGAACGACAATCGTTCCGGGGCCGTGGGACGGTTCCACGATGACGCAGCAGCCATGCTGGGATTCGTCGTTCCACTACATCCTCGTGCACGGGGCAGCCGCGTCCGGCTACGGGATGATGGGTTCCCCCCTGGAGACGTACCATGAACAGTTGTTCACTGACGGGGTGCAGAAGCTGGTGTCGTTGTACGCGCCGTTCGACCATCGTTCCAACTACCAGTTCTCGCGGGATCAGTTGACCTGATGAAAGGCAAAGGCGGAACCGCTGTTGAGACGAGTTTCCTTGACGACTTCTCCGGCGGCGTCAACTTCATCGAGTCGCCGTACACGCTGCCGTCCCCGTATTCGGCGCCCGGCATGTTCAACGCCACGTTGCGCGGCCGGATGCTCGTCAGCCGGTTCGGCACCATCCTGGCCGGGACGTTGGGGGCCGCCAGCAAGTACATTTTCTATAGCTCCAAGCTGGACTTCTTCATCTCGCAGGAAGGCACCGGCCTCTACTCGTACACGATTTCGGCGACGAACCAGGCGCTCGCCGGACGCACGCTGCTGAAGACGTTTTCGACTTCGGACAAGGTGCAGGCCGTCGAGTTCACGGGCCTGCTCGTCGTCGTACATCCCGTCGATGGTGTCTTCACCTGGAACGGCGCCGGAGTCATCGGCGCTGCCGTCACCGTCGCCGTCAAAGGCTCTTGCATTTGCGCCTGGCAGAACAAGGTGTGGGTGGGAGGCGACCCGGGCAACCCGTCGCGCATTTGGTGGTCGAACGCCGGAACCGCCGCCACGTGGACGACGGCGACCGACTTCGTGGACTTGCGCGAAGTCAACGACTTCGCCATCACCGCCATCGGCGTCGGCAACGGCATGGACGTTGTCGGCCGTGGCTCCATGCAGGTGTTCAAGGCCACGTCCTCCTACCGCGTTTACTCCGCCTCGACGGGCGCCTACATCACCATCGACGCCTACCGGGGCGCCGCCACCTCCGAGTCCGTCACGTCGGTGGCCGGACACATCTACTTCTGCAACTTCTACGGCATCTACCGTTTGGACGGCGACACCGTCGTCACGCTGTCGGACGCGATCCGGCCCGACTGGGACTTCGGAACCACCTACGGCAACCCGTACACGTGTTGGGCGGCCTGGGATCGCGCCTACTTCAGCAACCTCGGCTCCAGCTCCACCGGAGACGGCAACGCCACCTCCCACCGCCACTACTGGGAGCTGATCCCCGAGCGCAACGCCTGGTTCCCGCACGGGTTCCGTACCGCCGGGGCCGTCTACACGGCTCCCTACTCGGCCACCCGGTTCGCGAAAGGCGCGTCGGGGCCGCTGAACTCGGCGCTGGTGTTGGCCGACGACCAGGTTTCCGTGCTCGTCATGCCCCACCATCCGCAAGGAGCCTCCGCGTCGTTCGCGACGCCCCCGGTGCCGAAGGACTACTACACGGGCGGCGCGGGCAACTCGATTCCCGTCAAGTTTTCGTTTCCGCCGATCCACAAGCAGCTCAAACGGTTCTCGTTGCAGCAGATGCGGATTCAAGGGTGGGCTGCCGCGAACGCCGCCGCCGACGTTCGCATGTGGTTCCAGGGGAACGGCGAGCAGCCCTACGATCCGCCGGGCGTCTACTCGGACTTCCGGCTGTCGTCCATCAATCAGACGAACCAGTCGCAGTACGGCAGCCCCGCCGTGCCGACGGGCGCCTACACGTCTTTGACGCCGATCATCACGGCGACCCCGACGGCGTTGCAGACAGTCAGCCAGTTCGGCGCGTTCTCCCTCGGGGCCGCCGACCAGGTGCTGCCGTCCATCGGCATTTCGGCGTTGGAAGCCCGGGTGGCGATGCACGAGTGACGGTTGACTCCTCCCAGGATCTGAGGTCGCTGGGGGAAGCCGGGTACGCGGACGACCGTTGGCG